GTAGGTGGCCATGGCCAGCTCGACCCAGGGCTCGCGGGTGTTTGGTGCCTCTGCAACGGCCAGACGGGCCCACTTGAGGCCCTCCCACACGTTACCCAGCTCCATGTGGCTCTTGCTGATCAGGCGCATGGCGTAGCACCGCTCGTTGGGCCACGTGGCCTCGGGCATGTCCAGATACTTGTGCAGTGCCGTCAGGGCCTCGTTCCACTTGCTGTAGAAGGTCAACTCACGCGCGTAGTAGAACGCATTACGCGGGCAACGGGGGTCTTCCTTGACCGCTACCTCGAGTAGGTCCAGGTACTGGCCGCGGGACTTTGTTGGGTCGGGCTTGTGTACGACCAAGAGCATGTCTGTGTGGGCCCAAACCTCTTTGGTTCGGATGTCGGGCACCGGGTACTCGTGGCAAGGATGATGCCAGTGATACCCATGACGATGATGAATCTTCTCATAGAAAAACGCGATCCCCATGCCCCAGTCAAACTTGTAGCGCAGGCGGGTGGTGTCGTCCTTCCACACGCGCTCGATCTCTTCACGCCATCCGGGCTGCAGCTCTTCGTCCAGGTCCAGCGAGATGCACACGTCGATGTCGCGCGGGATCAGCGCCAAGGCCGCGTCGCGGGCCTTGTCAAAGCGCCAGGGAGAGATGCAGATCTCGTGAACCGTGGCGCCGTGTTGACGCGCCAGCTCAACGGTTTTGTCGGTCGATCCAGTGTCGGCGATCAAGATCAGGTCAGCATCCTTGGCGGATTCGCAGAACCGCTGGACGAACATTTCCTCGTTCTTGGAGATGGCGTAGACTGCAATTTTCACTGTGGTTTTTCCTCTACGGCCACCGTGTACACCCAGTCGCCCTCCAGCGTAGGTTCACACGGAACCAGTTGTTGCGTCTCGGGGTCGTGCTCCCGAAACAAATTAACGCGAACGAGGTTTCGATCACGTAGTTGCTCTTCGGTCGGCGGATACCACTCGCACAGCTCCCGGCAATCCACAACCTTTGTAATTACGCCGTCAATGACTTCAGCTACTAACATTTTTGGTCCTTAGAAGTTCGGGAAGGGGCCGGCGGGCGGGGTAAAGTTGGCGGTGTAGCGGGCCACACCGTTGGTGACTCGCACGTCGTCAAGGTATCCGTTAAGATACTGCGTTGTGCCCGTTGATGTGGCATATACACGACCAAGCGCCTGTGCGGTTTCGTAAAAATTTACCGACGACGTACCGCTGGCCTCAAGGGTTCCGTTGAGGAACAAACGCGCCGTAGTGCCAGACCGAGTTAGCGCAAAGTGATACCATTGGCCCGTCGTGACGTTATTAGTTGAAGTCAAAGTAAGTGTGGTTGCGTTATCAGCTTGCAAGATCGCTATCAGTTTTGTTGTGCTTGCACGAATTAAAACACCGTGATCGCCAGGGCTTGCCAACTGTACAAGGGTGGAATACAGACTGTGGAACGTTGATGCAGGAGCACCAGCAAAATACACCCAACCCTCAACCGTAAAATTTCCCGTATTAAATGCGATGGCCGGTTGGCTGGGCATTATTAACGCGTCTGAAAGACCGTTAAACGACATTGACCCCGTGCCGTACTTGACGACGCTGGTGCTGACTTGCGCACTTCCAACCGTCTCCAGGTCGTTGATCGTGGTGTTGTCAAAGATGCCCGCGTTGGTCGAGTTAAACAACAGCTGTGTGTTGGTGACGGCCGTTACCGGGGCTGCGGGCGGCAAAAAGGGAGTGGTGTAGATTGCCGTACCATTAACGGCTCTTAAATTAGATATGTATCCGGCGTAACCCACCGCCGCCAATGTTGCGCTGTTGGTACCAATAACGGGCCTACTTGCGCCGTTAAGGTAAACAATTCCGTCACCAAGTGCTGTAGCAGACTGCGACCCATTAACATATAGTCTCGTCGTACCTCCAGACCTTACTAATGCAATGTGGTTCCACGAGCTTAACTTTACGACATCCCCAACAATTCGATCAAGGGCTTGTGTGTAATAAACTATCTGGTTGGAGGTGTTAATATAAAGCGTTGTATACGGTCCGTCTGTACCAGAGGGGCGGGCGTCATAAAAAAGCCTGTTATTAGCGGTCGGGTATAACCACATTTCAATTGTAAAGTTGTTAGACCCATACGCAAGGTTTGAACTTCCACCAACGATTAAGTAATCCGACGTTCCGTCAAAATATGATGATCCCCCGTATGTGGTTCCAAAGTACGCAGTCGGGCCAGTTACTGTGTCCGTAAATGGGTTTGCTCTTTTAGGAACCGCGTTTCCGGTTGCCGTAATGGCAAACGCATTGGTGCTGTTGTCAATGAACGAGGTTGATTGACAGGTAAGTAGGGATGTACCTGAGATTGCCGTTAGCGGGGCTGTAGGAGGCGTAAAGTTGCCAGAATAAACTACAGTGTTAGTAATTCGGAAGTTAGATAAACTTCCCTGCATATAATAAAAACCGCTATTATACACACCGATTTGATTTAGTGTATATGTGGTCATTAACGAGCCCGATAATGTATATCCACCCGCAGTTACATCAGACCCGTTTATGTACAGCTTAATATTAGTTCCAGATCGCACCGCTGCAACGTGATACCACTGATTTGCAAGAATCGTACTGCCTAAAGCGTTTTGCTGAATAGCCCAAGATGATCCTGTTTGTGATATCCAAAAAGCCCATTTTGCTGAAATGGTACGGACGTGTAGCGCCGCAGTTCCCGATGTGTTGGCGTTCCAATATATCAGGGTTCTGTCATTTACAACTTCTGAAAAATATACCCAGGTCTCAAATGTAAAATCACTTGACCCCAACTGCAAACCCGCAGATGTAGGCAGGCTCAAATAGTCCCCGCTACCATCAAAGTAACCGCTATAACTTGCCGGGTTGGTTTGATATAACGTGAACGGGGAGAACTTGGATACCAGCGTCGATCCTGCGCGAGTAAGCAAAGTATTAGTTGCACTTAAATCATTGAAGCCGCTATTGTTACAGGTCAAAAGTGAGGTTTGTGATGTGGCAATAATCGGTGTTGTAGAGGGCGTAAAAGCCGCAGTATAAAGTGCCGCACCTTTTGTTATTTTTACATTTGACAAATACCCCGAAAAATAATTGCTTGGGGTAAAAGTAGAGCCAATTTTGCAGGGCACGCTTGCTTGCAAATCACTAGATGAAGTGCCAGATGCACCCAAAGCACCGTTTACAAAAATTCTAATTGTATTAGACGCCCGTGTATACGCCACATGTGTCCACGTATTTAACGGTATAGACAGAGTTGAAGTAAGTACGGTGGTGTTGTGCCAATACATGTTTGGCACGCCACCCGTGGTGATATAATCAGAGAAACCACTGGTGCCTGCGGCCGCGCGTAAATCAATTATTGTTGGCGTTGTCGACCATGATGAGGCATAAATCCAGTATTCAACAGTAAAATCTCCGGTGCCAAAACCGAACGCAGGGCTTGTCGATGCGCTCAAATAATCTGTGCTACCGTTAAAGAAAACACTCCAGCAACCCGGGCCTACGTATGGCGTGAACGAACCCTGCGTCGTGTTGCCGTTGCGAGTAATGGGAAAAGCGTTGTTGCTGGAATCCAGGAACGTGTTGTTCTGTGCGCCGTTGGTTCCGTCACCGTGCAATAGCAACGTGGTGTTTTGGAAGTACGGGTCCGCACCAGACCCGGAGGGCCAAAGGCCTGCCTTCTGGTAGTACTGCGCCTCTTCCAGGTTCCAAACACCCGACGCGCTAGATGGCGACACCGATGGTGCGGTGGCGGAAATGACGCCGCCCGTGTAGCGGTTCGTCATTAGCTAATGTCCTCGTAGGAGATGCTAAACGTGAGCGAGCTACCAATCGCAGACGTCACCGTGATTGACGTGCCCTCTTGCAAATAAATGGCCGTTGACTTATCCACGCAGATAAGGGACGCGTTACCAGGCACCGACACCTGATACACAACCGGAAACGCCGTGCCGCCAGAGGGCGCAGAGCCCTGGGTCACCGCCCCGTTGGTGTAGATAGATACGGTGGCGTTGCACGCGGTACCCGTGACGTTAGACGCCACAACCTGGTTGATCTTAAACACCTTGCCAGATGCCCCGGGGTTGGCCAACAACACCACGGACGTGGTGGCGGTCGGTGTAAAGTATGTCGTGTTGCCGTAAATCGTTGTTACGTTGACAATATTAGGGTTTGCCATGTGTGTCTCGCTTTAATAGCCAAAAATCATCGCCAACGCGATAGACTTTCCTGCAGTAATTCCGCCGCCTCCGGCGGGGCCCGTGGGCCCAATCGTGCCGGTTGGTCCCGTGGGCCCAATCGTGCCGGTTGGTCCCGTGGGTCCTGGCACCGTGGATACCGCGCCTGTGGGGCCCGTGGGTCCGTTTGTTCCCGCCGTGCCCGTGGGTCCCGTGGGGCCATCAAGGCCCGTGGAGCCTGTCGGTCCTGTGGGGCCTTGAATGCCCTGTGGTCCTGTAGGACCAACGTCGCCCTGCGCGCCTGTGGGGCCCGTGGGGCCAGCCACCGTGGAGGCTGCACCGGTGGGGCCCGTGGGGCCTTGAATGCCTTGAGAGCCCGTGGGCCCCGTGGGTCCCGTGGGGCCTTGTAGGCCGGTCGGGCCGACCTGCGTGTACATGACCTGGGTGGCCGTGAAGACAACGCCTGGAATTACAGGCGACACGGGTGTGGTGCCCGCCGGTACGGTTTGGATTGAGACCTGTGTGCTGGTCGTCGCCCAAATCATCTCAATGTAGTCGCCAGCCGCCAACTTCAACACAAAGTTAACGGTCATCAATCCGTAGCCGTCAACGCCGCCGTGCTTTTGCTGAATGCTCAAACGGCTGTCGCTGTCCGGAACGTCTCCCACGCTTCCGCTGTTATTCTTTCGCAACCAGACGTTGACGTCGTGAATTTGACTGTCTGTGTTAACAAACTGGATTGAGAACGTCAGGCTGTAAACGCCCTGGGTGGCAAACGTGACCCTGCTGCCCGACACAACACTAACGCCGCTATTATTGGCGTCGGCGCCGTTAAGCGTTACCGAATAGGCCGTGTTGGCCGCGGTTGCAACTTGGTCTGTCGTGTCCCAGAACGAGCCCCAGTTACCAATCGCGCCGCCCGTGCCAGTGGGGCCCGTGGGACCCACGATGCCGGAAATAACCGCAACGGCCAGCAGTGCGTTGTTGGCGAATCCTGTAGTGCCCGCGCCGGCGGAAGTAACCAACGAAACCGGGAATTCCCAGTAGCTGTTTGCCGCTCCGGGGTTGACGTTGGTCCCGGGGCCAGTAATCAGCCACGTCTGATAGCTTGAGCTGGCACCTTGTGCCTGCACCGTAATACGCTGGCCGGCAGACAGCACCGCCAAGAACAGATCAACGTCAACGCCCGTGTCTGTCAGGTGGCTGATAAAGAGACGCGTTGCCGTTGTCTGCGTCGCGCTGTTCCACAGCATGTACCCGTCGCCGGGGTAGCCTGACGTTGCCGTTGTGTTGGCCTTGAACAGGAACAGGTTCGACGAACTACCCTGCGCGCCCGTGGGCCCGGTGGGGCCTGTAGGACCTGTGGGTCCGGCCACCGTAGAGTTTGCCCCCGTGGGCCCTGTGGGCCCCGTGGAGCCAGTTGGGCCGGTGGGTCCTGCCACCGTAGAGTCTGCACCCGTGGGTCCCGTGGCACCGGTAGGACCCGTATTTCCTTGAATGCCTTGCACGCCCGTTGGACCCGTGGGCCCCACGGTTCCTTGATTGCCTTGCGCGCCTGTGGGTCCGGTTGGCCCGTCAAGCCCGTTGTTTCCGGTAGGGCCCGTTGGCCCTTTAAGCCCTTGTTCGCCCTGCGGGCCGGTAACGCCTTGAATGCCTTGTGTGCCTGTAGGCCCCGTGGGGCCTTGAATGCCTAATGCTCCCGTAGGTCCGGCCACGCCCGTAGGCCCTGCCACGCCCGTGGGGCCTGTAGCACCCATCGGACCCGTGGGACCCGGAGGACCCTGCACACCGCTCTGCAATGTTCCAGCAGCTACCTTTTTGGTAATGCCATCCTGCACGATCACCGTTACGTCTGTCGGGTTGACGTAGGTAGTCGGCGGCAGTTGCAGTATGCTTATGTCGGCCATTTTTAGGTCTTCTTGAGGTCGCCGGGTGTGGGCTCTGGTGTGTCGTTGCCGTATTCAGCCGGTGTCATCGCGTTACCCAAACCGTCACCGATCATGTTCGGGCCTTGGTTCAGCGTGGCCACGTTAGGTGCGTTGGGGATCGGCGCGCCCTTACCAGGGATTGCAACGGACACGTCGGGCCGCGGATGACGCAACGTAATAACTTCGGTCTGACGCGCGGCCAAGCGCCAAGGATCGTAAACGTCCTTGTCCGCCGGGCATACCATCAGAGCCGGTGAATTGGGGTCGCGGGCAAGCAAGGTGTACGGCACCTTGCGACTGCAACGGTCGCAGACAGCGATCGCAATGACCGACTGCCCGCGAGTGTCACAGTAAACGCCGCTGTAATAGGCGTTACCCATGTTTACCGAACGCCGGCCTGGATTACAGTCAGCGTTGAGTTCGTGCCGCCAGTCACCTGGATGGCACGAATGGGGTCGTCCTTGATGGGGCTAGTCGGAGCGGCGACCCACACAAACGTGGGGCCGTTGGGTTCCGGATAGCCTTGCGCATTCAAGGGGAAAGGGTTGGTGTATGACACCTGGACAGTACCGCCGCCTGATGCAACATAAGCAATGTTGATAGGCGTCAGGTACTGGTCGATCGGGACGGGAACGTCCGCCGCAACAGTTACTTGACGCATGCTATCTCCTTACTCGTTGGTGTAGCCTTCACCGGTGTTGGTGATGGAGCCGTCGGGGTTACGTGCGGTCCACACGACAGACAGGTAACCAACGGCGCTGGCGCCGGCGGTGTAGCTCAGTGTGACGTCTGCGGTGCCCACGTTGGCCAGGAGACCCACGGCGGTGGCGCCAGACCCAAACGTGATGGCGTTGATGCCGGCGGCGTCGGACAGTGTTCCAACCACGGTGCTGTCAATCGTCACGTTTGTGGCGCCAGAAGTGCCGGCGGCTGTCGTCACGTAGGCAGTCACGCTGCGCACGATAGCACCAGCGGGGATGGTCACCGTCGTGGCGGTGCCGCCAACGATAGCCTTCTCACGCGACACAATGGCTGCGCCGGTGTTATCTGCGGCGATCGTGCCGTCGTTGGTGGGGTTGTTGCGCTTGAAAACGCGGACGGGGGTGTTGAATGTTACTGACATAGATTCTTCTCCATAGGAAGGTTGATAATGCAGTCTCTATGGCGTCCATCCCGAGCCGTTGGGCGGTCTGCATTACTATAAGGCTCAAATAGAACTATCCATAAAAACAAAGAAAAACGCCCTGTTTTTTAGACAGGGCGTTTAACTGGCTGGGATCCCCCCAGCCTGGGGGCCTAATTACAGGCCTGCGGTGCCGTACAGGTTACGGGCATCGTGCCAGCCGGTAGCGTAACGCTCGGTGGCCTTGTAACGCATAGAGTCTGTCTCGAAGTCGCCTTCGGTCGAGCGCTCCAACGGACGACGCATAACCAGCATCAGACCGTTCTCTGCGTTTGTCTGAACAAACCAGGCCTTGCTGGAGCTCAAACGGGTCACCACGTGGGCGCCGTTCGGGAGCATGCCAGTCGACTTGATCGGGTTCAGATCGTTGTCGGCGCCGCCAGAGCGGAGAACCGACTTCAGGATCACCTCGGCCTGGAACTCCAGGGCCGGGGGAACAACCAGCTGCTCCGCCTTCAGGCGAATACGCTTACCGTTGTTGTCCACAGCAGAACGGATCTGGATGAGCAACTGCTCAACAGACGTCTGGGACATGGCGGCGTCTGTAGACAGCTTGTTGCTGTACGTACGACCTTGGGAGATCGGGTGAGCGTTGTTGATCAACGTCACGCCGTCACCGCCGACATAGCCGGGTGTGAACGCGAAGTTCAGCAGGTTGGCACACAGGGTTTCTTTCGTCTCGATCATGGACTGAGCCAGGTGCTTCGAGAAGGTAGAACCGATACGGATGTGATCACCGTCTTCCATCAGGACCTTGGTCAGGGCATAAGCCAGGCCATAGATCTTGTAGATGAATCGGGTGATGTACAGCGTACCGCCCTGGTCATACGAGACGGGGGTGCCGTCAGGCATTTCCGGAGCCGTGTTCATGCCGAACAGCATCACTTCTTCGTGGTAGTTACGGGGAATGCCGGTGATCTGGGTAACGAAACCCTTCCACTCGTCATCACGCTGCTGATAAACTCCGTCAAAGACTTCGTTGAGGATAGGTTCGACTACCGCACGAAAGTCTGTACTGCGCATAGGGGTTGCCATGTGCTACTTCCTTTCTTAGTTATTATTCAACGTTTGCGGCAACGAACACGTCGTTGGCGAGCTTGACTTGCACAACGGTCTTGGCGTCGCCCCAGGCGTTGTTCAACTCGCGGCCAAGGTTCACCACCTGCACTTGGCCTTGCGTGCCAGTTGCAACTTGTGTGGGATCCAGACCAGCGGTCGACGTGCCCAGGCCACCGTTACCGATGATCTGACCAGATGTGACAGCTGTGAAGTTGAATTCCTGGCCCACGGCTGTGTTCGCGATCGAGCCGTTGGCTTGAGCTTCGTACACAATTTCGGGGTCCATGAAAATCCACATCACGACGTCAGTGGCGGTGCCCAGGGCGGGACCGAACCACTTGCTCACGGTACGACGACCGGAAGCATCCGTGTACTCCACGCCGCCGAAAACGCCAGCTAGACGCTTGTTGGCAACAGGAGCGTTTCCTGCGACTGTCAAAGTAGATACGCCTGCAGTGGTCGCCTCATCCAAAACAACAGGGGTGCCGCTGTAGAAGACCGCACTGGTGTCATAAGCACCTGTGAAGTTCAACGAACGGATAATCCCGCTGGGATGGTAAACCGGCTTCAGGCCAAAAGGAGTGTAAGTTGCACTCATTGTTTTTGGTTCCTTTTTGGTTGGTTAAAACCGCACGTTAGATGCGGCTCGATTGGTTTCTCTCTCCATCTCCAGCATGCCACCCTCAAGAATTGAGCGCCCACCTTTGCCTGCTTCTGCCGCCGAGCGAACGTTGGCCGTAACGTTTCGCTGGTGCTCAAGCGGGTCTTCAAGGTGCAGCATCCTCATGACTTCCTGATAGATGTCTTCGGGGATCTTGAAAAGAACCATCTCATTACAAGAGACACAACCTTCAAACTTGCCTGAGCTCATCTTGCCTAAGTTCTCAAAGCCTTTTCCTAATTCGGCGGCTTTAACCGGCTCATAACCCAACGCGATGCGTTTGTCGATTGAATCATACTGGTTGGTTGTTGACAACCAGCAGAGGTGCATTCCGGGGATCATGCCCCCAGGAATGTCCGGTAGCGCGGTGTTGGCCCACTTGTCCCGAAAGGCCTCCAGCCTCTCACGCCGCACTACTTCATCAGGCGACAGGCTTGACTGTCGCTCTTTGATTTCTTCTACTCGGTCCTGCAGACGATCGTCCAGGTCCCGTGAAATTCGTTTGTTCATTTATTTACCCCTTGTTTGCACGGTCAAAATCAGCATAGCGGCGGATCGCCTTGGCACGCTTCTGTGGGTCATCCCACATCCCCGCGTCCTTCAATGCCTGCACTCGCTCACGACTCAACGTGAATGTGTTCTTGGGGTTAGACCCACCGCTCACATCCGCGCGTCCCGTCGAGGTGCCAGTCCGGCGGCTACGACTGTTCGTTGCCCCCGACTTGCCCGTGTACCGATGAGGTAAACGCTCTTTCAATCTATTATCCAGCTCGTCCCAGTACTCCGGGTCCGAGGGATCCCAACCTTCGCTGGCGAGGGAGTTGTCGATCACCTTAGCAATCCGACTGTCCACGTCCTCACCACTCGGGTCATACCAACTATTCTGCTGTAGCCACTGCGTTGCATTACGTTGCACCGAAGCAGACACAGGGTTCGGCACGTTGTTGCGGGGGCTCTTGGCCTCCTCCAACTGGCGCTGCTTAACAATCTGCGCCTGTGCCAAACGATTCTTGGACTCATGGTACTGGTCCATGAACTCCATCTGTCCGTTGACGTCGCCGGCCTGGGCCGCTTGCGTCATCTTCATCTTGGCGTACTCGACTCGAGTCGCCTCGTCCTCGATCATGCGGTCAATCTGCGCAATCTGGAAGCTCGCCGCGGTGTTCTCCACCTGAGCCAGCCGCTTGGCCAGCTCCTCATTGCGTCGCTCCAGGGCGCTGATCTTGTGCTTCGCACTCGCCTCACGCTGTTTGTTCAGCTCTTTCTTGAGCTTGCGCTCTTCGCGGCGGGCGGCACGCAGTGCCTCACGATCCTCGTCGCCGTCGTCATCGCCTTCATCGTCGCCAACCTGGCCACCCTCTGCGTGAGACTCAACTTCATTCTCTTCGCCGTCTTCCCCGTCAAACGGGTCCGGCTTGTCCTCAATGGCTGCAAGCACGGTACCATCGTCCCGCTCCTTGATCGCCACGTCCTCTTGCTGTTCTAGCTTATCAATAGGTTTCATTCAAAACCTCACTCCACAAATGCGGGGAACATCGTCCGCGCTGCTTCAAAACTATCGATCTTGCCGATCACTTCACGATCCTGCAACACGATAAACACAACCTCTCCATCGCCGTGCGGGACCGCCCATCGGTCGCCGCCGTACTTGATCACGCGAACTAGGTCACCGGGGTTTGCCCACGGACCCTCGGGCCATGTCTCCATGGTCCCCACGTCTTTATAGGCCAGGGGCCCATGCTTGACGACCTTCGCGATCACTTCGTTCCACTTCTCGGTTGCCTTGGTGTCAGAGACTAGCAAAATGCCGCCCTTGCTGATGTCCTTGGCCTTACGAAGCTGAACCAGGATACGGTTCCCTTGCGGTTGAAATCCCGGCTCTACAACCGGAAAACAGTCGTCTTCACTACGACCATCAACCTGATACTTACTCTCAGTGCTCACTCTGATTCCTCGTCCTCTTGCAGGACAGCGTTTATAATTTCCAAGGCCTCTTTCAGACCCTGGCCTCTTCCAATAAGCCGGTTGTATGAGTCCCAGCTATCGGCTCCATTCAAGGCGGCGTATTCCAGGTCTTGGATCACTTCCTTGAGCTTGAAGACTGTTGTGTATATCGGATCTTTCATACGAAAGTCCTCCTGTATAACTAAATACGCACTTACGTGCGTATTTCCGCCCTACGCGTTTACTTTTTCTTGGCGTCGTACAGGCCCTTGCTGTTAACAGCGGGTACCTGAGCCAGCGCGCGCTTGGCGTTGTCGGCTTGCTTCGAGCCAGACGGGCCAGACTCAACGGCCTGACCGGGGCCACCGGCGTAGCCGGGCTTGCCTGTCACTTTGTAGTTTTTACGGAAGCCCATGTCGGGGATTTGACCTGCCATCGTTATTCTCCTGTTGGTGATGGTTGCTTGGGTTGCATCTGGGCCAACTCGGCCTGATGCTGTTGCTGTGAACTCTGGTTCTGCATGTCGACCAGCTGCTGTTGTGCAGCCAGCGCACGCTGGTGAGACTGGTCCTGCTGGCGACGCACCTCTTCCAGCCCGTGCTTGCGCAGGTCGGCGTGGGCCTGTGCCTCCGCCTCGAGCGCCGTCTGGTTCTGCTGGTGCTGTTGTGCCAGTTGCAGGTTGTCCAGCTGTGCGTTGGCCGAAATAGACGCCACACGCTCTTTGGACGCGTTGTTGATGTCGGCAAGCGCGATCTTGACGGCGTTGTCTGCGTCCTGGAGCTCGCGGTCCAGGTTCAGCTTGGCCATGACCTCGGCCAGCTTGGCCTCCATGTCGCGCACCTTGTCCTGCATCTGGGCCTGCATCTTCTCGCGCTCGAGCTGGAACTTGGCCTCGGCCTCCTTCATCTTGCGCTGTGTCTCCGCCTGCTGTGTCTGCATGATCACGCCAGCCGCCGGGTCGGCCGCGAGCGCCGCCTGTTGCATCTGTGCCTGCTTGGCCTGCTGCATCTGTTGCGCCAACTGCTGGACGATCGGGTTGATCGCCTGGAAGTCCTGCTGTGAGTCCTGTGCCACCAACTGAGCCGCCATGGCCAGCGCCTGTTGCGCGTCCTTGTCCAGCTTGCGCTCTTCGTGCAGCTTGAACGCATCCTCGCCGCCCGCGGCCTGGGACACAAATCCACGCATGGACTGCAAATAATGCAGTGTCAAGTGTTGCTTGATGTGCTCCATCATGAGCGGCAACACAGACGCGCCAATCAACGGGCTTCCGCCGTAAGACGGGTCCAGCATGTAAGCCAGGTGAACCTTGATGTGCTCGATGTGCTCCTGGTCCGGGAACGCAGCCGCCGGACTGCCCATCGTCATCTGCACGTTCTCGAGCGCCGGGTTGCTCTCGTTCGCGCCCTTCGGATCCGGCAGGATCGCCTGGATGTCGGGCACCTTCATCAGCTTCAGAATGCGCAGGTTGGCCTCGCGCAGGTTGTACATCTGCGGGTTGCCCTGTGCCAGCTGCAACACGGCCTGTGCCTGTGTCAGTCGCTGTGTCTCGCTGAAGATGTTGGGGTCAGAGACCAGGCTAATGTCGTTGTTGGTCTTGAAGTCATCAACCTCAACCTTGGACCCGGACTGGTTGTCCATCTCTTCCAGGTACCAGTAGTTGATGCG